CTTCTGTGGGGATTGGGAGTCCAGGCACCCTGGTATCGGACCTCCCGGTGTTCAGAGATTGGATGATAGGACACAAGGTGACTGTCACGTCGGCTTCAAATCCCGCAAATATCGGAACTGCGACGATTACTAAGGTGGCTTCTGGGGGAGGAGGAGTGCCTCCCAACCGAGTGGTTCTTCTCACAGTCGGAGGCGTTCCAGTCCCGTGGGGTGGATCCGACGACGATATCATTTTCACGATAAATCCAGACTTCCCAACAATCGCTGCGCTCAACTTCACACTGGCTCGATACACTCTGGCCGGAAACACGATTACCTGCTCTCACGCTGCATTCCCGGTGAACCTCTGGGTGGATTACGCCACAGTCCCAGGAGGTCAGCTCATGCAGGACAATACGTATTCGGGAGAGGCCCAATATCCGTTATACCTGTTTGACGACACCGCGTTAGTCGATGAGCTATTGAACCTCATTTTAGACGCTGGGTGTCACCCGGTTGTGACGAGAGACTACTCATGAGACTATTAAAGCAAGGAGGCGACAATGGCTGATGATCCGAAGGGCGACAGAAACGTTGTTCGATTTGAACCAAACGAACGAGTCGATTTACCTGACATCAAAGCGCTACAGGACAATGCGCGGAGTGAGACAAGGCTTTTGCTCCATAACTTCGTTTTTGGTCATGGAGTCATGGGACTGATGCAAGCGGATGGGTTGGGTTGGAGGAACATTCGTGACCGTGCGACTGAACCAGCAAACCCTCTTCTCGTAGCTGGACGACCTGAATATCAAACGAACTTTGGGAAGAACGGCTTATGCAACTACATTGGTGTAGAGCCTTCAGCTGGCCCAAATGTGATAACAGTCAATGTCGCTTACCTTGAAGACTACCAGGGAGCTACTCTAGGACCGCTCGGAGGAGGCCCGTTAACTGGAGGGTTCGGAGGAACCACGCTGGACAACGGAGACTCCGAGCTAGGAACTGCTGTTGGCTGTGAGGGGGACGATACCCAAACAATCTCAATGCCAGTGCCTGACGGGAACTACGGAGTCTATATCGAAACCGTGTTTGACCCGGCAATTCCAGGAACACGACTGTTTTGGAACAATGCATCCACTTCAGAGGACGCGGTCGGAATGGACACGCGAAAAGTTGCTGGCTGGAATGCCTCCATCCACGCGCTTCTGGGCGGACCTCCACGAGACGGTCAGCAGCTCATTGCTGTCTACAATATGACAGGTGGCGTATGGTCCGACTTCCACGTGTGGCAAAATAACATATTCGAGGGAGTGTTCGGATCGCTTGGGGCAATCGGAGCAGGGACAGCGCAAATTGTAGGTGCGACCGCTTGGGGTTTTGACGGGTCTTCTGGATCATCCCTTTACGGTCAGCGTTCTTACAATCGAGCAGTTAACGGAGTGTCCTGTTGGCAGGATTGGGCAGCGGTTCTAAGGGCTCAGTTACGCGATATCATCGGAGACGGAGAAGGGAACGGGATCTATAACTGGTACACAATGTGCCCAGAGTTCACCGGCGTCGGAGGAGGCTCTTCTGGAGGAGGCACCATCCCTGTGTGGAACTGGACGGGAGAGAGAGCCAGTATCAGTCATCTAAAGACTCATGTGGAGCACTATGTTGACCCTCACGGGAGTGCTCAGCGACAGACGGACTTAATCGTCGGATCCGGCACCCAAGAGGCTCAGGGGAATTTCGCTGTAGGACTACCCGGTTCCCCGTCTTACACAGGGTATTTCAACACAGGAGGAGGCGCTGCATTTCCGAGTCTTATGTTTAACGATCAGACTCAGGTTGGCTCGGGTGAGATCGGTGCCGGGAAGCCGGGAGAGGGTACTGTTTTCACCAATGGAATGACGGTTGGAACCGGACAGGCTGCTTGGGCCAATCTAATACTACCTTCCAATGCAGGCTTCCCTGGGACCACTTCTACTCAGCTCTTGAGGTACGCTCCCTCGGTAGAGAATATCAGAGATGACACCTGCCTCTACTACGTTCATTTAGGACCATCAGCGTTCTTACCCACAAATGGCAATGTAGGGGGTCTGGCAGCGAATTCCCGTCCGTACCAGCTGATAGACCTTCCTGCTGAGTATGCAACCGGGGTCGGTCCAGGCACTCCGAATCGAGGAGGGACGGCGTGGCAGTGGAACTCCCCGGACCTCACTCACCAGAGCTTCTTAGAGTGCGATCTCAACAGGTACCTGGGCTACGGCGCTCATTTACAGGCTACCAACTCAGGAAACGGGGGCGTTCGAATTCAAAAGATCCGGTTCCTCTTCTACAGAAACCCGAACTTCGCTGCCACTAACGCCTATGCTGCGTATGCAAGGCTCGTCTACCGAGATCCCAGACAAGCGATCAACGGTCAGTGGTCGCAATACTTCTCAGGGCACTGGGGAGATAATGCCACAGGAACAGACGACCTCGTGCGGGAGCCTGGAGACGGGTTGTCCCCTCAGTCAGAGGAGTGGGACTTCACCGCAGACGCTATTGAAGACCCAGTGATTGGAGGCAATGGGACATTTCAGCCAATCACGAGCACTTTTGAACCGATGCAATGGTGCCTAAACATTAAGCTCGAGGGTGATGGTGCATCCGATGGAAGTCCATATCTGGTCGGTGTCGTCTTGACTGTCGCAGTCGGCTCAATTCTTTAACAAAGGGGAGGCGTTATGCCTACAAACTCAACAAGGTTCAAATTACTGCTCGTGGCTATTCTGGTCGCAGCTGCGAAGGAAATCGCAGCGCACTATGGCGTTGAGATTCCGCTCGAGACGTTCCTGGCAGTCGAGGGGACAATTCTCGGGCTTATGGGACTCGATACTGCTCGTCCACTGGGTCGCGGCTACCCGGAAGATCCAGCATCAGAAGCGCCAGCGCTCACCGAGGAGTCTCCAGAATCTAGCGATTAGGGACTTCTACGGTCTGAGCATAAGAGTACATATAGTCGCCAGAGCGCCTTTTTTGCTCGGGACTTTGAAGCGACAATCTGACGTTTGGACTTCTTCGGGGATAGTCCACTGAGAGGTGGCTATGGCAGCGGAGGAGTTTGTAGTTCGGGACGGTCGAAGTGGCTACGGGGTGGTGTTTCTCAGTCATATGGATACCGACGAATTTCGCAAGCTGTCTACCGGGAGTCGCTGTGTTTACTTTGCGCTGCTTCCTTATGCGGGTCGCGAGACTCAGAAATGCTGGCCCAAAATCAGTAGTTTGGCCAAAGTCGTTGGATTCTCAGAGAGGACGATCTATCGGGCGATTAAAGAGCTGGCGGACGCGAAGTACATCCACGTGGGGAAGAAGGAGTTTTCAAAGACTCGTAGGGTCAACCTCTACACAATCCTTGAGCCTCCCAAATGACTCGGATCGAGGTCCACAACGTAATGAGTCAGCTTCATACCGAGAAGGAGGCTCTGAGGGTTGTGAGGCACCACGTTGCTTACCGAAAGCGATTGATGCCTCCGGTCGAGGCCCAGAAGATCATCAAGCGCTTTTATTCGGCTCGACGGCGATATGGAGGAGTCGGGGATATAGCGAGGCTCTTTGCCGATGAGTCAACCTGCGCTGAGTTAGAAGCTCTGGGGGTAACAGCGGAGACGCTGACCAGACCTCAGTTCGAGTCAACGGTTCGCCAGCGAGGGGTGTGGGACGGCTGGGTCCGTCTAGTGAATGCAGACGGGTCTTTTCCGACTGGCCTTTTGAGGCACGTTGAGAGGGCTTTGACGTTGAGATTGGGGGTAGAGTACACAATCTCGGATGAGAGGGTAGTTCCTGCGCGAGGAGTGCCGTGGGCGAGTCTGGACCTGTATGACTACCAAGAAGCTGCTGTGGAGGCGTTTCTGGCGGCAGGGCGAGGCGTTGTCGACCTCCCACCGAGAAGCGGTAAGACGCGAATCGCAGTCGCTGTCTCAGCCGCACTTGGAGTTCCCACTCTCTACATTGCGCCGACTATTGGGATTGTGAATCAAACTGCGGGAGTATTCCAAGCGCTTCTTCCGCATAAGACGACAATCGGAGTTCACAGCGGATTGTCGTCGAGTGCTAAAACCCACAGAAAGCTCGTGGCAGCTGATGTCATCGTGGCTACACCACAAACGGCGACCAAGTTGCCGAATCTACACACTCGTCTGCTCCTCATAGTGGACGAGTTCCACCACTCGGCTGCCAAAACATGGCAGGCTGCTTCGGTCGCTTGCTCGAGTGCGTTTTGGAGGCTGGGGCTGACTGGAACCCATTTTCGGGCTGATGGTAAGGACTTGGAAATGGCTGGGGTCTTGGGGCGCTCGATTTACAGTCGCTCGGTTGGGGATATGGTTGAAGCCGGGAGGCTTGTTCCAGCGAGAATTGCAATGCTAAGGATCCGGGGGAGTTTGAAGGCTTCTGGGTACGATATCTACAAACAGGGCGTGGTTGAGAGCCTACTCAGGAACCAAGCACTCGCCGATGCAGCGAATGCGCTTGTGCGTCGAGGAAGGCGCGTATTGATCCTAGTAAAAGAGATCAGTCACGCTCAAAAGCTATCGATGATGGTGAAAGGAGCGGTGGCTGTGGACGGACGGGACAATGATCGCGTGGATGAGATGCTTAAAAAGCTGGAGAAGGGGGAAGTCTCGGCTGTCGTTGGAACGTCTGTGATAGGGGAAGGGCGCGACGTGCCAGCGGCAGACGCACTCGTTTATGCCAGTGCAGGGCAATCGAAAGTGAAAGTGGTTCAAGACTATTTTCGGGCGTTGACTGCTTCCGAGGGTAAGCAGTCCGCGATTGTCGTCGACGCAGCGGACACTCATCACGCCACACTCCTCGATCACTCCGCGAGGCGACTCCAGCACTATCGCGGTGAGAAAGCCTTTTTAGCGGAAGTCGTTGAGCCGAATGAATTCGAGAAATGGTTAGACGACAATGACGTTTCGAGTCAGCGACACATAGAGTAAGGTGGAGGTCTGCGCGTGAAGCCGAATGAGCTAATCACCGAGTACAATCGCCTGACACAGCGGCTTTGTGGACGGAGGGGGACATTTCCGCTGAGACACTCGCCCAAGATGTTGGGCGTGGCTGAAAAGTTCATCGGCTGGGCGAAGCGTAACGAAGTCGACTCCAGGCATTGGATTATTGCTCGCCACGACGCAATCAAGTGGAGAAGGCGCATCCCATTGAAGGACTTACATCGAGTCGGTGACGGTTTTCTGGAGAGCTACCAAAGCTGGATGGCTGGGAGACTCAGCGCCTTGGACCAGGAGGTTTCCGACAGGAAGTCGGTCGTGGCTGATACGAGTCGCGTCTCAAAGCTGACGGTACTCGGCGAGAGTGCGAAGGAAGCGTTCGCGAATGACAGGTTCACGTGCTTGGGGTCAGCTCTGACTCTCACGGGAGGCTGGCACCCAGCGAGTGCGTGGTGTCAATCGTGCTCTTTGACGGAGCAGTGTTCAGGGATTTTGGAGCCGAGGGTAAAGAATGCGAGGAGCTGACGAATTTGGTCCGACTTTTCAACGACAATTAGTGCGGACAATGATGGATGACCCAGGACTCAAGGCTCTCGTTCGGAGGTTTATTGAGGCAGGGCAATTAGGATGGACCGACCCAGCGAGCTTGTGGGGCTGGCAAGTCATAGGTGATGACGAGAATCCGAGCTTATTGAAACTTCAGACTGAGCTGAGGAGGCTCGGAGACGAAGATCCAGCCAGAGTCGGAGCGAGTGCAATCGTCGAGGACATGAGTGACGTTCGGGATTCTGAATATGTTCGTGACTCGATTGTGGAGTGGGCTCGGCAGCAGACTTTTATGATGGGATTTGCCGAGGCGAGAGAAGCCTGGAACGAAGGGAAGCCAGAGTCTGCTATGGATCTGATGATGGGTCGGATCGACGAGATGAGGCAGATCCGATTTGGAGACGCAGATCGAGGATGGTTTTTCGAAGAGCTTGGTGACCGACAGTTTAGACGACAAACCTCTGAGCGAACTTCAATCGCCCATCCAATAGGAATCGATAAGCTGGATCGAGCGATGAACGGGGGACTCTCACCGGGTGAGCTAGAGGTGGTGATGGCCTACTCAGGAATCGGCAAAACCTTCTGGTGTGTTCAGAGAGGGTTTACCGCTGCTCGTCGACGGAAGCGCTGTCTCCATTTTGTACTGGAAGGAGGTCGTTCAAAAACGGAGGACCGATACGAGTCTCGGTTTGCCGATAGCCTCTACAGTGCGGTGAAAGCTGGAGATATCAGCACTTCGGTGATGGCATCAATGCAGCGAGAATACCGGGTACTCAAGGAGAATCTCGTTATTCGGGGGTTCGGGGATTTGGATAGCTGGCGAGCGTCCTACGACGATCTCCTCGCTGAGCTTAAAGAGCTGAGGACCAGTCGAGGCTGGGTACCTGACTTGATCGTCGTAGACTACGGGGATCTACTCTGGGCTGGGGCGGACGGAGAGTCGGAGTATATGCGCCAGAAGGTCGCCTTCCGGCAGTTGAAGGCTCTCTCAGAGCGGATTGAGTTCAGAGGCCACAGAGGGTACGCAGTTTGCTCCCCCACTCAGGCTCAGAGACCGGATAAGGGGGCAGATCGGAGAGAACACGTCTTACGACCACGAGATGTCGCCGACTGCTACGAAAAGGTGCGGGTGAGCGATATTATCATTTCGCTAAACCGGACTGAGCGGGAGCGGGAGTTTGAGCTGGCTCGCGTGTTTCTGGGGAAATACCGGGATGCCGAGGACGGACTCTGTGTCAGAGTCCGAACGGCTTACACCAAAGGCGCTTTCTCCGACTTATCAGTACGCGATGAGCCACCACCTCCCCCACCTGTGGATGACTGATGCGGTCGTCGTCTAAGCTAAACCTGGACTTTAAGGCGTGGGTGGAAGCCAACCTGACGGTGGAGACCTGCTCGGGAAATGAGTGGATCTGCGTCTGCCCTAAATGCGGTCGGTCAAAGCTGGCAGTCAACGTCCAGAAGAAGGCGTGGCAGTGCTGGGTTTGTAAGTTTGCTGGGCGGAGGCCAGTGGGACTGATCTCAGCGACTCTGGGTCTGAACTTTGAGGAGACTCAATCCTACTTAACGACCGGAGCGCTTACGCTGGCGAGCGGACGCATTGAGCCACTCCATAAGCCGAAGGAGAAGCGAGGGGTTCTACCTAAAGCGCCAGTGCCTCCAGGGACAGAGCCTCTCCAGGGAGACACTAAGAAGTACGCTCGGAGTCGGGGAATATCCGACGAGAACTGCGGTCTGTTCGGATTGTCGTCAATCAGTGGAGACGGGAGTTGTAGCATCGCGGATCGACTCCTCAGCGGGAGGCTTCTGATTCCGGCCTACGATCTGAGGAACCGATTGGTTTACTGGGTAGCAAGAGCGACCGACGCTCATCACATTAAGACGGTGAATCTCCCGAGGGAGACAAGGCACGTCGCTTGGGGACTGGACCACGTCCCAGGCTGTGCGACTCGGTCTGAGGTTGTGATTGGCCTTCACGCTGTGCTACCTGGGAGTCGCGTGATCGTGGTCGAAGGTCCAATGGACGTGGCAGTTTGTGGTCCTGGCTTTGTGGCTACGCTCGGAGCCTCCCTTTCGGTGGAACAGGCGTTTTTGATAGCCTCATCCGGCGCTCGGGAAGCTGTGATTTTGTATGACCCAGACGAGGCTGGAGTGACTGGAGCAATCGCAGCGCGTAAGCGACTGGGGACTCTTATTCCGACTCGGGTCGCCCAGTGTCCAGCGGGCTTCGACCCAGCAGATTTAGGAAGAGCGGAAGTTCTACGATTGATCGACGAGACTCAGGTTTCGGAGCCAGTCGCTTCTCTTGCGAGACCGACTCGGTTTCGAGCTACACGGGTGCGTCGTTTTGAGAGGTCAATTTCCCCGTTGAATTGTCCACAAATAAAGTTTGGCGACAATGACGTTTAACTCTATTGTCGGTTTCATTGATGTTGTGAGAGGGATGATCCCCTTAAACCACTGGAGGCAGTAATGCGAAAACCAAAACAACGTACAACCAAAAAGAAGGCGGCTCAGAATCGTGTTCTTACCCACTTTGCTTTGAAGTGGGGTGACGAGGAAGAGGAGCAGCCGACTGCTGTTATTATCGGCTTCCGAGACGGGGAAACCGTGATGATGGCCTTCCCCGATGAGTGTATCGCCGAAGAGGACGAGACTGTCGAGCTTAGTCGGGTGCTGAAAGGGGTGAAGGCGGCTCGAACCGTAATCACGCCGAGTGACGGTTCGAGTGAGGACTGGTATCGAGACTGGCTACTCCCAGACCCGACGCTACTCGACTCGCGGGTGGAGGCCCAAGGGAGCCAGGATACTGACGAGCCGGTCGTAGAGCTTAAAGTCGATCTGGGAGATTCAACCACTGACGATACTCTGGAGAAGGGATCTGAGCTGAAGGCGGAGGATCTCAGCGGAGCCCATACCTCAGAGGTCGGGAAGGCCACTAAGGAAGTCAAGAGGACGACCGGAGGCAGTCGCAAGAAGGCGAAGCGGAAGAAACTGCGTGAGGGTAGCGGCTGCAAACAGCCTGACGCAGTCGTCGGATATGAGACGGGGAGGCTTCTTTGTATCACTAAGAACCACAGGGCTTCTGGACCGAAGTCGTGGGGTCGGTGTGAATACCGAGTGCGCTGCAATCCAGACGGATCCTACACCCTGGAGTACTTCGCGGGCAACCGTGATGACCTCAAGAAGGGGACGAGCTGGCCCACTGTCAGTAAGATGTTCTTCGCTCTGCTGGCCCTCCCTCCAGGGACTCGCCATCATCGAATGACCTTGAAGCGCTTTTTCAACCTGTAGTATCAACCAACTAACCAACTTATCAGCCTCCGGGATTCACTGGGGGCTGTTGTGCATGGAGGCACGGATGTCATATCCACTAACTAACCTTAACGGAGTCGCTGCAAGCGCTCACGCATTTCGCGTGACGCTGAGGCTTCTCTTCTCATCAACCAATTGTCCAGATGATCTCGAAGCGATTATCGAGGCGCTGATGGAGAACGACTGGGATCAGTCGACAATCCCAGCGATTCAACTTGAGTCGCTTTACGCTCACCTTGATAGCGGACTGATCGCCGAGGCGCTCTCAGAGTGGAACGTTGAATCGCATCGTATGAGAGACTGGGGCTACCCATTCTGGCGCGATGACCACCTCGACTGGTGGGATGGAGAGTGCCGAAAGGTGGACTGCAAACTCTGCGGACATAAAAACAATCGCTACGAGTTCCCTATTCTGAATGAGAAGAACGGTAAGGAGATCTGGACCGGGTCTACCTGTATCGTCAAATACGGAGTCACTGTCGATGGGGACGCGTGTTCTGAGAATGCGCTCAAACTTCTGAACAAAATGAAGGGTAAGTCTAAGGCAGCTCAGACTCGTCATGAATGGCGAGAGGCTCACCCTAGCGCGGACGAGGCGATGGACGTTGTGCGGAAGATGGCTCGACTTGCTGGTCGGAAGTACCTGGACCGTCGAGTGCGGAGTCACCTCCCGAACGAATACAATAAGCGGCGGAAGGGCTTTGCGATATGGGCCAAGGCTGCTGTGAAGTTCTACGACAAGAAGGAGTACCTTACCACTCAGCGAACTGAGCAACTCTTTGAGGCAGACTTCGACGGGGACACCAGTGAGTGTCGCCCAGGACAGATGTGGCGAACTGCGATCTGGCTTCAGAAGGAGTGGGATCGAGCTTACGAGTCGTCTGGACTCAAGGGGGTTCATGTCCATTGGGATAAGTTTATTGCCGATCACCCGAACATGTCTGACAGCGAGAGATACCGAATCTGCCAGTTCAAATCTTACGGATACACAGAGGACGACCTCTATGGGTACAACCGCGAGATGCTGCGGAGGATTGAGGAGGCTCACCGACCAAAGGCCGAGGTGAAGGCAGAAGAGGAGAAGGCGTCTAAGGAGGCGTCTTCCGAAGCTGCGAAGTGTCCTTGGGTGTAAGTCCCCGTCAGAGCGGCGGGCTCTACCGGATCCTGCCGCTAAGACGACAATGACGTTCAATCGAATTGTTAGTTTCATTATAGGTATGAGCGGGGATTATCCCGTCCTTACCACGGTCAGTTATTGGCCTAACCCCTTGATAGAGTAGAAGAGCCTGGAGGCACATTATGGCAAAAGTCAAACCACCAACCACTAAATCGAAGAAGCCGACTGCGGGAGCAAAGCCTCCCCGAAAGCCGAGAGTATGGAAACCGCTAGTCCTACCTGGGATCGATGTTCAGCTGTTTCAAGCGGTCAACTATGACGAAGATGGAGACGAGTGTATACCACACGGAGTTCCGCCAATTGACCCTAACTACGTATTCCGAGAGGATCTGGTGAGGGAACTCGCGTGGGCTGTTTGGCCGCACGACAATCCAAAACCCTGGGCTTGCAATAGCTGGACACCCTGTCTGATTACGGGTCCGAAGGGCTCGGGCAAGACGAGCCTTGTGATGCAAATTGCAGCACGCTGCAATATCCCTGTCTGGCGGGTGAACATGAACATCGGAACATCGGTTCGACATCTGAAGGGTCGGATCGGCGCTGAGGCTGGACGGACAGTGTTCGTCCCAGGTATCGCTACGGCTGCGGCTGAGTCTGGGGGATGGCTGCTCCTTGACGAGTTTGCGGCGATCAGTCCGCCAGTTGCTATGGCACTCTTCCCGATACTGGAGCCTGAAGGAGCGGTACTCCTAGAGGACGCACAGCCTCCTCGCTATGTACGGAGGCACGAGGAGTTTCGGATCTTCGCAACGGATAACGCTCTGGGCGCTTCTCAGGAGTCGACTCGATTCTCATACGCAGGAACGAACTCCGATATGAACGAGGCTCTCCTCGACCGATTTGGCAGTTTCATCGACTGTCCGTACATGGATCAGGATACCGAGAAGCTCTGCATATCGAGCAAAGTACCCAACCTCGATCACGATCACCTGCGGGGGATTCTGCGAGTCGCTGAGGGAGTACGACAATCCCGAGAGGTCAGCGGGGGCTTCAGCACTCGGATGCTTCTCGACTGGGCGCGTCGAATCGCAGCGGGTCAGGTCAATGCGAAAGGTAAGCCGATTGAGGCGGGAGACGACGACTCCTATGTACTCCAGGCTGCTTACGGAGCGTTTCTCAGACGGCAGAAGTCGTCAATTGAGCGTGACACCCTAGTCGAGATCATTCGCAGAATGTTCGTCATATCAGAGGAGAGTTAAAATGTCTCTAGTACCAATCGCAGCTGAGCTGTGGAAAGGGCCAACCATTTCGAGCGGGGTGTACGTTGGAGACGACGCTTACGCTGTTATTGTCACAAGAGCTGATGTGGGGACTTATACCGTCTGGATCGGAATGATCGATATGGACGCAGAGATCTTTACCGGGCTCAATAAGACGTATAAGAAGAAGCCGATGGACGTCAAAGCGGTCGAGGCGTGGCTCCTGGCCCAGGAGACACAAGACGACCCCAATGATTACTTCCGAAGTCGAAAGGGACTCGAGGCGATGGGACTACACGCTCATCGACCAGAGTTCGCGATGGAGAAAGCAGCTCTGAAGACTGCTCGGAGACTTCTCGGGAAGAAGTCCCGAGCGGCTGAGACTGCGGACGGATGGGAGCCTATACCTGGGTGGGATCTAGCCTACAAAGGGAGATTGTCGTTCACTTCGTATGATGCGAATGCGAAGTGGCGAAAGGTCGAAGCCGACATCGAGGATCTGAAACAGAGGATCGCAGATATGGAGCCGAAGTCTGACTTTGCTGAGTCCGATGAAGATTATCGGGCGAGGCGGCTGGCCAAAATCCAGCTTAAACGAAAACTCAAGGAAATGGAAAACCGCAAGGAGGCGAGATAATGACACCACCACCATTCAAACCAAAAGGACTATTTAGTCCACAAGCAGCGATGGAAGCGCTGCAATCCGCAGCAGAGCGGACGGCTCGGGCTCTGGTACGAGCACCAGACATCGTAGTTCAGTCTCGTGGCGTAGGAGCCAGCTGGAACTGGAAAACTAGAACGCTGACCGTACCGAACTATGCGGCTCGGGAGGACGCGACTGAGGAGCATCAGTGGGCTTGGCGAGGTCTTCTGGACCACGAGTGTGCTCATGTTGAGTACTCGGACGGTGTGGTATACGAGAGTCGACTCGAGAAATGGGGCTCCGAGCTGGATGCAGATGGCGAACTGGTATTCCAGCGAGGACGGGTAATGCTCCTCGCTAACGTCTTTGAGGACTTTTACATTGAGCGAAAGTGGCAAGCGATTAACCCTGGAAGTCGGCGACATCTTAAAGCGACCCACGAGGTAGTTATCCGAGAAACGGGAGGCGCGAAGGCGTGTGACCCTGAGTACGTCCCTGAAGGGTCTGAGCAGCCGGTCGGTCAGTTTATGGCTCTTATTCAAGCCATGCTGCGTGTTCACGGAGGGCACGTGAAGCAGGAGGATATTAACCCAACCACTTCGCTGCTCCTCGATTACCTTCAGGATGAGTGCCACTTAGGACTTCTCGCCGAATCAAGTGACGAGGTGTGTGACGCAGCCGAGGCTGTTTGGCATAAGCTGAAGGCGCTCCAGGATATGGCTACTGACGATGCGGACGGGACTGATATCGGAGATCTCGGGAAGCCGGGTGAGTCAGAAGAAGAAGGTGAGTCGTCGTCTGAGGAGTCTGAGGAAGGTAGCGGCTCTCCCCAGGGCAAGGAGGACTCGGACACTGAGTCTGACACTGAGGAGGAGTCAGGCGGATCTTCGGATAGCGACTCTGAGGACTCGGACGAGGACTCGGACGAGGACTCCAACGATATCGACCACGGAGATGAGGACTCGGATGAGGACGGGGATGGAGACGACAATGAGTCAGGCAACGGGTCTGACGACTCTGATGACTCTGAGGGTGAGGGCTCCGAAGAAGGCTCCGAAGAAGGTGATAACGCAGGAGGTGACGACGGAGAGGACGGGTCCAGCGAAGGCGACAATGAAGGGGAAGGAGACTCCCCGGATTCTGAGCCTGAAAAGGGCAAAAGTGAGGACGGTAAGACCAACGAAAATGGAGTCGGCGAAGTGGATATGAAGGCTCCGTCAGAGGTCATAGACGCGGCAGATGCGTGCTGCGGAGGCGATTACGGTGAACTGAAAACATCCAGCGAGATTATCGCGGGGATTCACCAGACTGACGCTAATAACCGACCGTACTTAGTCTATCCTGGAGCGGCGAGTCAGGATAAATGGGAGCAGTATAACCGCTCAAAGAGGAAGGAAGCGACTAAGGCAGCGAAGGGGCTCCGTCAGGCGGCTGGGCCAGCGGCTACGGTTATGGCCAATCACCTCAGATGCGCGATCAAGGCCCAAAAGCAGAACTTGCGAGTGGGTGGCTTAGAGGAGGGCGACAGCCTTGACCCTGACGCTTTGCCGGGGCTGGCGATGGGGTTTGACAGTGTTCATATCTTCTCCGATAACTTCAACCAGCTGGCGGAAAACACTTACGTCCAGATCGTAGTCGACTGCTCTGGTAGCATGGGAGACAGCGCTCCACAGCAGACGTGTCCAATCCACGGAGAGGTCAACCAGAAAGGGGAATCCTGTAGTCGGAAGCGGTGGGACGACGACCGAGGTAAGCAGGTCCGCTGCGGGAAGCCTCTGGCCTACAGAGTCACGTCTAAGGCTGGGTACGCAGCGATGACGGCAATGGTTCTTCACGACGCTCTTAGACTCTGCGGAGTGCCTCATTCTGTTGTGGGGTACACCAACTCCTATGCGGCTAAGTGCAGCGGAGCTTCTAGGGATATGGTCACCTACACTGATTCTGCCGGGAACTCGGAACAGCATTGCCGATGGTCGCGTTGGAGTTCAGCGCTCTGGATGCATGAGTTTGTATCGGCTCCTGGGCTATCAGATGACGGAGGAGCAATCCCATATGTGACTGGGTACGCTGCGAACCTTGACGGGGAATCGGTGATTGAGTCTGCAAAATACGCGGTGAAGAACGCTGGGGACTGCGACCGACTAGTGATGATTGTTATCGCGGACGGACTCCCAGCTGGAGCAAACGACCACGGGATTGAAGATCGCCATCTGAGGGACTGCGTGGAGACCGTGGCTCAGGCTGGAATCGAGGTATACGGGATCGGCGTTGGGATCGGCGCTGGCTACTACGGACGCGGTCATGAGGAGAAGTACGCGAGCTTCTACCCCAACCAAGAGAGACGGGGACATCGAGCGGCGACTGGTCATGTTTTGATTGAGAGCGGCGTGGGGCTTAGCAATGCGGTTATGCGGCAGCTCAGTGATCTTCTGATCCAGTCCAGCGGGGGTCGCCGATGAAACCCACAGCCTCAGCGTGGGAAGCGCAGTGTGTCAGCGAAACTCGGAAGCGGTGTAGGCAAATCGCTTCCGGGATCAGAGGACTAGAATGGCTCGGGATGACGATACAAGACGCGGAGCAACAGTTATCGCTCGCTGTCGTCGGAGCTTGTCGACAATGGGCTATAGGAAATGAGGGCAAGCCTCCCCCAGCCTATCTGAATTGCGCTCTTAGGCGCAAAAAGCTCCGACTTTGGACTGACATTAAGAAGTCGGCTGATCGAGGCGGCGGATGGAAGTCGTCCAACCTTAGCGAGGACCGAATGCTCGGAGTTCTTAGAACCGTGGAGAGTGGTGATAGTCCTGAAGACGCGGTCTACGCAGTTGAGCGACAATCCGACGCTCAGTTCTGGGAGGAGCTACTAAAGCACAGGTTTACGCCAGCCGAGTACGCTCTAATCAGGATGAGGGCGGATGGCTGGACCTCTAGCGAAATCGGAGCGATTACCGGACTACACAGCGGCGACGGTCGGGTCGTTCGGCAGCGTTATTGGGCGATTAAGAAGAAGGCTGCTGACTTTTTACGATCTGTGGGCATAGAGAGTGTGGAGGACGCTATGTCAGCGACTCCGAGGGAAAAAGATGCCGCGTGGGAAAAAGTCTGGAAAAAGTTGGGGAGATCGGAGTAACACTTCTGGGAGGGTGCTGGCTCCGATATCTAGCCTCGCATCGGCGAAGGTCACTGAGGATACTCAGGCGGCTCTCGTCGGTGCGGGGCTTTCTTCGTTCTCAGGGACGGAGGGAGAGGCACTGGCTTTATTAGCCATTGCTTCCTCTGAGGCGGAGTACGCTCCTACGTGCTTTCGGAAGAAATACTCACCGACTCGGGGCCTATGCGCTGGGTGCGTGTTTGCTGCGTCCTGCTGGCAGGGCGACAAAGGGTACTTAGGCCGACTTAGGCTCGAAGAGGAGCCACCACCTAACCACGTGCCTCAAAGCGTGGTCCAGCGCGTATTGCGAGCCTTAAAGAGGCGAGTACCACCTCCCAAGGTCAGGAAATGAAGCGCTGGGGGTACAGAGGGTCGTTCCACGATGTCACCGGGCTGATCCAGGAGGTCATGAGGGAGGGGGACGTAGACTTCAACTCACGCGATCTAAAGGTAGGCAACGCTCTCAGCGTTCACTATCTCGGAGTGCGCCACACTGTGGCTGTGGTGCCTCCGGTTCCTGACAATCCAAAGGGGCACTGGCGATACGTCTATGACGAGTCCCAGCCCCACTCTCCATATGGCCCAGAGGCTGAGCGATATAAAACGCTCTCTGCCGTTGCTCGGGTCATTACAGGCGACAGGACGTTGTCTGGACACAGATTCTTTAAGTTACGGAGGAGGAGGAAATGAAAACTTCATATGGATCAATCGATATCAGTCGCTCTGACATTAGGAAAGTAGCGTGCTGGTCGCTCGATCTTAGAGACGTGACTGGCGGCTCGGAGCCTGATGAAACGCGGCTGTGCGACCCAGGGCTGTTTCTCCTATCGGTGTGCTCCTTTGAGAAGGGCGAGACTCCGATAGGCGAGATCAGGATTATGTGGCGTGGCGGAGAGCTATCCATAGTCGGGCACCCGACTGCTAGAGAGGGCGTCGTTGAGATCACGCCAGAGCACTTAGTAGCAGCGATGGACGACTCAGGCTACCGGAGTTCCCTGGTGACGTGGATTGGAGAGGAGCAAGCCCTATGATGTTGGTACCGACGAAGATGACAGCTGGGCATAAACTCGTAACGACCTCTGAGGATTTGACGACAATGGTAAATGAGCTGTCGTCTGCGTCTGTAGTGGGCTTCGACTTTGAAACGAGCGGATTGAGATATTGGGACGGGCAGAAGCCTATAGGCTATTCAGTCGGGTACTGGAGAGGAGATGGCCCGAGGGCGTGGTACGTCCCGGTCGCGCACAGGACGACTGATCGGCAAGCCAATGTGGACCACGCGAAGGCAGCTTTCTCGGACGTGCTCAAGAAGGCCCCAGAGCTGGTGGGGCATAATCTCAAGTTCGACATTAATATGGCTCGGGCCGACGACTGGGCCGTGCCTCCGTGGACTCCGATTCACGACACAATGATCCAGGCTTACCTCATAGACGAGGCGAGGGCTATGCAACTGGAGAAGGTCGTTATGCAAATCGGCGCTTCTCCCTATGAAGATGCGATTGAGATGAAGGACGCAGTGGAGCATTGGATTCGGGCTCGGGCTAAGTCGTTGAGGATCTCTCGGACTGCCTACCTCGATAAGAACGGGCACCAAGAGGTGCCGGTTCCTCTAGAGGCTGAGTACGCTTGCAGGGACGTTGGACACACGCTTGCACTCGACCGAGTGCAGAGGTCAAAAGCTATGGGACTGGGTAAGCCGTGGGAGGTTAGACGACGATCTTTGTACGAGAATGAAATGCTCCTCGTTCGAGCCATTGCCGACATGGAGTACCGAGGGCAGCTGATCGATACCGACTACCTCGAACGGGTGAAGGTCCAGCTCAATAATGAGCTGGATACCGGAGGACGGGAGCTACAGAATCTGTTTGGGGTAGACTTGGCTTGGAATAACGACCGAGCGGTTCGGACTCTTCTCTACCAAGACTTGGGACTGCCGGTCACTAAGATGACCGAGAGCGGAAATGAGCCTGCCGTGGACCGAGCTGCACTCACTAATCTGAAGCCTCTACACGAGGGCATTGACCCATTGATGGAGTGGAGGGCTCGATACAAGGTGCTGAGTACCTACACGGACAGCCTGATTATGAAGGCTGACTCAGCCGGGTACGTCCATCCGAGCTTCAATCAGCATGGAGCCGCTAGTGGCAGACTCTCTTCGAGTAAGCCTAATTTCCAGAATATCCCCAATCGACACCCAGTCTTATCGAAGATGGTGAGGCGAGCCTTCGTCGTTGAGCCTGGGAGGGCACGCGTTTATTGCGACTACTCGCAGATTGAGCTGAGAATGCTGGCGTGGATTACGCAGAACGAGACGCTTCTGGGAGCGTATCAGTCGGAGTCTTATGCTCGGCTATGCGATCAGCTGATAGACTACGAGGATTATCGCTTAGCACGGGAGAACGAGGAGTCTTCAGACGTTCACGGGATTGTGGCGCAGGAGATTTTCGGGGCTGACCCTGCCAGTTCCGACTGGAAGCGGCAACGAGGGGCTGCGAAGGTCATTAACTTCGGAGTGCCGTATGGAGGAGGCCCAACTCTTCTGATGACTAACCCCGATTTGATGATGGAGGAGAAACAGGCGAAGTCTTATCACCGAGCCTACCACCAGCGAAACCCGGAGATTGATCGGACGAAGAAGGCGCTCCTCCGCAAAATGAGGAAGGGTAGCCTCTCCTTTATGAATTGGACGAGCCGTGAGTGTCACGGGAAGCGACTCCTCTGGGATAATGAGTCGGCTGTGGCGGAGGAGGAGCGCTCCATGTTTGCGTGCCTCGTACAGGGGAGCGCGGCTGAACTGACTAGGTTCAGTCTCGTAAAGCTATGGCTGCTGGAGCAGCACGGTCTTCTTCCAGCGGTAACGACCAGCACAGTCCACGATGAGATCCAAGTAGACTGCGCTCAATCTGATTTGAGAGAGGTTGCGCTGATTGTTCAGCGTGAAATGGAAGCGTTCACGGGCTTATTCGGCCCGGTTCCTGTGATCGCTGACTTGGAGACGACAATGACAAACTGGGCCGATAAGAAGGAATGGAAATGAAACGAGGATACACAGAACTGGTGAACGGGCTTTCAGCGTGCCCAGAGATAGCGGTCGGGGGAGAGAGCTATAAGGGCTCCTACCTTGCCATGATTGTGGCAATGAACCCAAACATGCCTGGAGAAGAAGCGGCTCAGACGCCTCAACTCATCTGCGAACTGGGAAGGCTCGTGGCGTTAGCCTATCGAGACAAACAGATGGCTGAGATGGAGTACCGATGCTGGAGAGACACTCTCATTCATCGAGTTACTAACGATATTGGATTCGCTACGGACGCGGAGTTTGCTTGCGCGGTGAGTCCTGGGAAGGACGCGAAGGGCAATCCTAAGCCAGCAAAGCTGCCTTCTAACTCAGCGGCTGAAATGTATATGCGGACTAAGGACGAGTACAAAAGGCACTACGCGATTATCGCTGAGCGGGAGGAGGCGTGGATAGTTCTTCAGTCTGCTCTCGAAGCTGCGAAGCAGCGGACTTGGGTAGTCAGGGCGTTCGCGGAGACCTCTGGAGCTGCGCTCCCTGGAGACTTTGACGACAATCACAGAGGCACTGACGTTTCAGCTCCTCTGGGCATAAGTACAGATGTCGGAGGGTCGCGTAGACCACCACCACCACCACAGATTCGGAGGTAAGTATGGCGAGGGATTTTAGCGCTTACGAGCGTGAAATGGATAAGGCAAAGGCGAGGGATTCTCGGCGATCACAGGGAGGAGGGTCAGATTACGTCTGGCTCAGTACAGACAAGCCTTCCCGCAAAGGAGATCAGACCAAGAAGCGACTCAGGATTGTTCCGAGGCCAGACGGTAACGGAGGGAACCACGAGGAGTTCTGGATGACGATTGACCAGCATATGGTCACCGTGGATGGCAGAACCAGGGCGCTGGTGTGTCCAGACAACCATGACGATCCGAAGAGCCAGAAGGCGTGTCCCTTATGTAAGATGTCTCGAGAGCTATACGCATCCAGGAACCCCGAGTACCTGGGGACCGCTAAGGAGCTAAGCACCCGACTGCGGGTGTTTGCGAACGTCATAGACTTAGACGACGACCAACATCCGGGCGAGCCGAAGGTCTGGGGCTTCTCGAGAACAATCCAGCAACAGATCCTCGATATCTGTATGGCGAAGCGCTCTTTCATTGAGGATCTCGAAGAAGGACGAGACCTGATTTTGACGACGCGGAGAATCGGACCCAAGCGCTTTGATATCCGTTATGCCATCACTGACATGGACACTTCTGCCTTGCAGGAGGAGTTTATCGAGACGGCAAAGGCGGCTCACGACCTCGAGGGGCTCGCTAAGCCAGCCACCTTAGACGAGTTGCACGAAATTGCGGCTTCAACGGACCCAAGAACTGGGTCAAAGCGAGTGACCTACACACCCGACCCAGTGACTCCGTCCGTAGAGCCGAAGGCGGAAGCTTCGGTCACCCCAGCCCCACCTGCTCTGGAAGCGGCGGAGGCTGGACCCTGGCATTACAGCGGTGCGGATGGACAGGAGGAGGGACTAACCGCAGAAGCGGTCGCCAAACTCGTTAAGCGGTCACCTTCAGCTACTCATTCGGTATGGAAGGACGGAATGAGTGACTGGGCAGATGCGGCTGAGGTTCCCGAAGTTGCTACACTCCTCGCTCCTAAGAAAAGGAGCGCTCCACCTCCACCAAAAAAGGGCAAGAAGGGACCACCAGCCCCTCCTACTCCACGGGAAGGGAGTGCGTTTTGAAAGCGTGCTTCCTCCAGTACTGGCCAGATGACCGAGGCTGCGTGGAGTGTGAATTGATGGTTCAATGTCGCTCAGCGACATTGGGTACGACAACCGAAGGACTTTCCTTTGAGTCAGCGAAGAGTGAGGTGATGGGATGAGCAAAGGCCCAAAGCCTCCGAAACCCAAGACAGCCCCAGGTCCAAAGAGAGATCTTCTCGCTCGGACGTTGGCGAGCCATGTAAGGCGAGCCCACGGACAGGGAAGCGCTCAGACGCTGGACATCTCAGAGGAAATGGGCGCACCCAGAGGGTACGTTCCGACTTTGAATATCGCTCTGGAGCGTGCGTTAGGAACTACAGGAATCCCGTTGGGGCGAATTACCGAGATCAGCGGGTGGGCTGGCGCAGGTAAGTCGACAATGCTGGATCAGATATTTGCAGCTACCCAAGCGAAGGGCGGGATTGGCGTTCTAGCCGACACCGAGCGAAGCCGTAATAGAGCTTACATGGCTTCGCTCGGTGTAAAGCCCGAGTCGCTGGTTTGGATTGACGGGAAAACAGTGGAGGGCATGTTCGACGAGATTGAAACCCTGGTCCGTACTGTGGCTCATCTTAACGCCACAGCCTGGGTGGACGCTCTGGCGAGGGCTGGCTGCAAAATGCAGAAGCTGAACACCTATCGTTATGTGGTATTCGACCCACAGGGACCGAAAAACGCAAAGCCAATCGCGAGTTATGACTTTGTGCAGTGGGGTCGGGCTCAGGCGGCAGCACTACTCGATTGGCAGAAGTCGGTCGGTCTAAGGCCGAGCGGGATCCGAGACACAGCCAGTCGTAAGCTCCTGGGTCCAGTCGTTATCCATACTGAGGACTCAGCCGAGCGGAAGAAGGCTCTCACCGACTGGGCCAAAGGTGTACCTAATGAGCTGATCCAAGAGGCAGATCGACCAGTCGTGATCGGATGGGACAGCGTGGCAGGAACGGCTACGGAGGCTGAGTTGGATGGATCTGCTCGCGATGTGCATCCTGCTACCGCAGCACGGGTGATTAGGCGCAATTTGAGGAGACTGGTCCAACTGATTGATGATGAAGCAATCGGGATGATTCTGGTGAACCAGCGCTACGAGAAAATCGCAATGGGTCGGAATATGTACGGTCCCACGAGCGAGACGTATGGCGGAGGGGGGATCAAATACCACACGACAATCCGAGTTGAGGTTGATCGGTGCGGCGATATATTTGCTCCAGGCAAGAGCCGAGCGCAGGGGCACCCTCCTATCGGGCAGGAGGTCAAGATTAAAGTACCCAAGAATAAGCTGAACGACCCGTACAGGGTGGAGCGGTTTGGGCTACTTTTCGGGAAGGGAGCCAATGACGCGTGGGCGTTGTTTGAAGATTTGAAAGAGCGAGGGATTATCCGTGTGGGTGGAGGCTGGAGCCGGTTTACCGATCCAGAGCTACTGGGAGACGACGACCGGAGTTTCAGAGGCTGGTCAGAGCTGGCTGAGATGTTGAGCGGCAATGAAAAGCTCAAAGAGGTTCTGACTGAAATCTACATGGAGGGACGATGAGTCCGATTCAGTCTCAGGGAGAAGCGGTAGTCCGAGCGACCAGCGATCTCCATCTATCGCAGCGGACAGCTCAGTGGGTGTTTGAGGCTTTGGAGGCTCTTCTGGCCGACGACCAGGAGTGTGGAGGCACTACGGTTTTAGTCGGGGATATCCTCGATCAGGCAGACACGGTGCATATGCCTACCTTCAACCGATTTAGAGATACACTGCAACGGTTCAGAGGGGAGGTGTACATTGTCGTCGGAAATCACGACCAGTACACCCGTGCCAGAAACGCTCTGGAAAGCCTTGATCGGTTAGCGAACTTCGCAAACAGGTCGAATGTTCGAGTCTTCACTCACCCGGAGGTCACTAATGTGGGGCTGATGGTCCCATACCAGTACTCCGCAGAGGAGTTCTGGAGCGCAGTCGGCGCTCTGAAGAAGGGTGAGAACGGGACCGCTAAATGCTGGTGGGTTCACCAGGGCTGGAAGGGCTCTTACGTCAACAGCATGAGACGCGATATGGACGGGCTCTCCTGTAATAAAGTGACGGCTGAAATGGTGATCTCAGGGCACTACCATATGCCTCAGAATCTTGGCTCCATTATCTATTGTGGCTCACCCTACGAGACTTCCTTCGCGGAGGAGGGGCAGAAGAAGGGCTGGCTGCGCTGGGAGAAGTTCCCGATTGGCTGGCCGTGTGGCGAACCAGACGTTCCTGAGCGCATAGCCTACAACCTCTCCGCTCCTAAGCACTACACGGTGCTTTGGGATCTGGGAGGGGCTGACCCGAAGGCTCCGTCAGAGATGAGGGCTGGAGACCGAGTGAGGGTCGTCGTGAACGGCACTCGAGAAGCGGTCAAACAGAAATCCAGGGTTCTGAAGGACGCTGGGCTAGAGGGCGCTTCGATTATCGCTGAGTCTGGGGCCAGTCAGCGCAAGATCGTGGATAAGAATTCCAATCCGCAGGAGGCGGTTCTTCAGTATGTCAATCGGGTCTACGGACCAGATGGCGAACGAATGCAGCCAGCCAACCTCCTTGCATGGGCAGACGAGGTCGGTTTATGGCAGTCTTAGAGTACATTAGTGTCTCCGGGTTCGGTTCCTACGGGTCCAAAAGCCAGACACTCACCCTCAACGGTCAAGGCCCAGTCGCTATTATCGGTGACAATGGAGCCGGGAAAAGCACGCTGGTGAGCAAGGCTCTGACGTGGTGCCTGTATGGGAAATGTCCCCCAGAGAGGATGGGGAGCGGGACTCGAGCGATCAGCGGTAAGGCGGTCGTCGGGAGCGACCAGCACGAAGCAATCGTTGAGATTAGGATCATTGATCCTGATAACGAGTCTCTCGATTGGACGATAGTGAGGGAGCGGAAGCTGACTGGAGCGGATTCGATCACGGTGTACGACCACGGAACTCCGCTGGCAGACGCGACTCAGACGATGATTGATGGGATTGTGGGCGCAGACTATGAGACGTGGTGCCGCACGGTAGTCCGAGGGCAGGGAGATCCCTGGAGCTTTGCGGAGGCTACCGACTCTCGAAAACGGGCTATTCTGGACGCGATCAGTGGAGCGGCAGAGCTGGAAGAAGCTTTCGACCGAGCCAAGGTGCAGCGTTCCAGCGCTATCAAGGCTCACGAGATAGCGGAGAGACGGGTTGACGACATTAAGTCGCGGTTAGCCCGGATTGATGTGAGCGCGACTGAGCGCAAATTGAAGGAATGGACGACCGAGAAAGGGGTCAAGCTCGCTGAAATCGAGGCTGAGGTCAAGGGGCTCCATGAGCTGCACAGCGCGAAGATCGACTCGGACGCTCTTCTGAGCGGGAGCCTTAAAAAGCGAGCAGCGCTAGAGGCAGCAGAGCCTGAGCTGGATCGGAAGCCGTATCAGGACGCAGTCGTTGCAGCGGAGAAGTTCTACCGTGAGTCCTATGCCCAGCTTCGAGCGGCTTCTGAGGAAGCCACTAAGCTGAGCGGGTTGACGCTAGGAGATCCGTGCCCCACCTGCGATCAGGCGATTGGACCGATTGTCGTTAAAAAGCTTGGAGCGGCTACATCGAAAAGAAACATCTTAGAGTCCGAGGCTAAAAAAGCTGAGGCCGAGACGCGGAACTGTCAGAAGATTATGAGGGACGCCGATGAGTGGTTGGTTAACGCGAGGCTTGAGTGGAAGGACGACCTCAGTGCACTCCCCACTGGAAGCGAGGAGGCTCCAGCTGTTCAGCGCGAGTTGAATCAGGCTGTGCGGCGTTTGAAGGATCTTGTAAAGACGGAGAACCCGTTTCAGTCTCGATTTGAGGCTGAGATTGAGTCAATCGGGAAACTCAAGCACGAGTTAGGGGTGACCCAGGCAGTGGCCCAGCACGCTAAATGGACACTGAACGCGGCTCAATCATGGCTGGAGGCTCTGGGACCGAAGGGAGCGAGGGCTCATATGGCGGAGGCTGCGTTGGCTTCGATTGAAGTGTCCGCGAATCGCTGGTTAGCGGTTTTGTCTGACCGAGGGATGGCCGTCGAGTTCCCAGCTACGAGAGAGGTGAAAGGGAAACTGCGGGAGGAGATCAAGACGATTGTTCACATTGACGACAATGGGGTTT